GGGCGGGGTGCCTGTGGTGGAGATCGAAGCTGCAACCGAGGCAGAGGCTGCTCGCAAGCTGCTGAAGCTGACGAGCGCATACGGTAAACCAACCGCTGAGGGCGTGTTTGATTTTATGACCACGCACGACCTCGATCTGGGCGACTTTGCCGACGTGGATCTGCCCGATTTCGATGAGGGCGAACTCGAGGTGCTGTTCGGGGAGGATGGAGAAGGCAAGGACGAGCCGCCCGACGAGACACCGGAGCCGCCTGTCGAACCGGTGTCTCGCCTCGGAGATCTGTGGTGTATGAGTAAGCATCGCGTGTTGTGCGGCGACAGCGCCAGCGCGGAGGCTGTTGAGCAAGTAACTGGTGGTGATGTGGCACTCTGCTTAACAGATCCACCTTATGGCATTGGCAACTCTGTCAGCGACAAGAACGAATACAGGACACACGACGATAGTGTGGAGAACCTCGAGGTGCTGATTGCAGGGTTTCTACCGATTGCAAGGAAACGTGCGCCAGTTGTCGTTATCACTTCGGGCAACATGAATCACAGGCTGTACCCCGCGCCGACGTGGACAATGGCATGGTTTGTGCCTGCTGGTACAGGTCGCGGGCCGTGGGGGTTCTGTTGCTGGCAGCCAATTCTCTGTTATGGAAAAGACCCAAAACTTGCAATGGGCAAAGGGTCACATCCTGACGCACTGGTTCACACTGAACGCGCCGAGGATTTTGGTCACCCATGCAGCAAGCCAATCAATTTCTGGACGTGGTTATTGCTGCGAGTGTCGTCTGTTGGAGACATCGTATACGACCCTTTCCTCGGCAGCGGCACCACCCTCGTGGCGGCTCATTCTGAGGGCCGCGTGTGCTATGGCATCGAGATCGACCCCGCCTACGTCGATGTATCAGTCATTCGCTGGCAGGACTACACCAACGAAGAGGCTATCCTCGACGGCACCGGCCAGACCTTCGCCGAGGTGAAGGCCGAGCGACTATCGGGCGAGGACGTGGCCCAGGCCCAGGCGGCAGGCTGATGGCGACCCCCGCACACCAGCCCACCGAAGAAAGCCGCAAGTCGGTCAAGGCGATGTCCGCGTACGGCATCCCTCAAGACGACATCTCCGAGGCGGTGGGCATCACCGGCAAGACCTTACGGAAACACTACCGGGACGAGCTTCGGGGCGGTATGATCCGGGCCAACGCGGCGGTCGCCGGGGCGCTCTACAAGATGGCTATCGACGGCAACGTCACGGCGGCGATTTACTGGACGAAGGCGCGGATGGGCTGGTCGGATCGCGGCCCGCAGTCACACGAGGGCGACAGCCCCGACGAGGTCGCCAAAGCGATCCACGCCACACTGACGAAGATGGAGGAGCGCAGTGGCGGGTCTAACTGATCGCTGGACGCCTATGCGCCCCCACGTCGCGCAGCAGGCATACAGGGGCAGCCGTGCCCGATTTTGCGTGGTGCCTGCCGGCCGTCGATCCGGCAAAACAGAGCTGGCAAAACGGAAGCTGGTGCGGGCCGCCCTTTTCGGCAGTCCCCACGACCGCCCGAGATACTTTGCGGCGGCGCCCACTCGAGACCAGGCAAAGCGTATCTACTGGACCGATCTCAAGGCGCTGATGCCGAAGGAGTTTGTCGTCGATGTCAGTGAGACGGAACTGCGCCTCGGCCTGGTGACCAACGCTGAGCTGTGGGTCGTAGGTCTCGACAAGCCGGAGCGCATCGAGGGCAGCCCGTGGGACGGCGGCGTCCTCGACGAATACGGCAACATGAAGGCGAAGGCGTGGCCGGAGAACGTGCGCCCCGCCCTGGCCGACCGTAACGGCTGGTGTGATATGATCGGCGTGCCCGAGGGGAGAAATCACTATTTCGACCTGTGGCAGCAGGCCGCAACTGCAGACGGATGGGCGCGGTATCACTGGAAATCGGCCGACATCCTGCCCGCCGACGAGGTGGACGCGGCCCGCAACGATCTCGACGAGCTGACGTTCCAGCAGGAATACGAGGGGTCGTTCGTCAGCTTCGAGGGGCGCTGCTACTACCCCTTCAACGAGGCCGACCACTGCGCCCAACTGCGAGACAGCTACGACCCCGCCCAGCCGCTTGCCCTCTGCTTCGACTTTAACGTGGCCCCTGGCGTGGCGGTAATCTGCCAGGAGCAGAAGCACGGCACGGCGGTGATCGGTGAGGTGTACATCCCGCGCAACAGCAATACGCCGGCCGTCTGCCGCAGGCTGGTGCAGGATTGGGGCAACCACACCGGGCGGGTGATCTGCTACGGTGACGCGACCGGCGGCGCCTCGGGCACTGCCCAGGTGGCCGGCAGCGATTGGGACATCGTCACGCAGGAACTGCGCCCGACATTCGGCGACCGGTTGACCCTCCGCGTGCCGAAGGCGAACCCTCGAGAGCGGGCGCGAGTCAACGCAGCCAACGCCCGCCTCAAGGCCGGCGACGGCACGGTGCGCCTCAAGGTCGATCCGGCGACTGCTCCGCATGTGGTGCGCGACCTCGAGGGCGTCACCCTGCTGGCTGGAGGATCAGGGGAGATCGACAAACGCGCCGACGCAACGCTGACGCATATCAGTGACGCCCTGTCCTATTACCTGTCCTACGAATATCCGATAGCAAGCCGTGCAATAACGAAACGCAAGCTGATGGGTATCTGACCGTGGAGCGGCCCAACAACTCCAAGGTGACAACACGATGGCAGTAGACAGCACGCATCCAGACTACGACGCGATGCTCCCCAAGTGGGAGCGGGTAAGGGACGCCCTCGACGGCGACCGGGTGAAGGCGGCGAAGGACAAGTATCTGCCGCAGCTCTCGGGCATGGACGGCAGAGAATACGACGCGTATGCGAAGCGGGGCCTTTACTACGGCGCCACGGCCCGCACCCTGCAGGGGGTGTCCGGCCTGGTGTTTCGCCGGGAGACGGTCACGACGCTCCCCAACGCCCAGGCCGAGGAGCTGACCGAGGACGTGACGCTGCAGCGCGTGCCCATCGAGCGATTTTCCCAGCAAACGTTCGACGAGGCGTTCGCCCTCGGTCGCGTGGGCCTGTACGTGTCCCTGCCGACAACGGCAACGCCTGGCGCACGGGCGTATCTGAGCCGCTACCGGGCCGAGAGTATTGTCAACTGGCAGGTGGATGAGACGGGGCCGCGCCCGCGCCTGTCGCGGGTCGTGCTCAAGGAGTCGGTGAACGACCCTGCCGGGGACGATCCCTACCAGTTCCAACGGATCGACCAGTGGCGAGACGTTCACCTCGATGAGAACGGGCTGCTGCTGGTCAACCTCTGGCGCAGGGCCAGCGATGTCGGGCAAGCCTCCGTGGCGGGCAATAAGTTCGTGCTCTTCGACACGCATGAGCCGAGGTTCCGCGGGGCGCGTCTGCCGATGGTGCCGTTTGTGTTCGTCAACTCCCGCAGCCTCGGCCCTGACCCCGAAGAGCCGCCCCTGCTGCCGCTGGCAGACGCCAACCTCGACCACTACCGGATGATGACGGACTATCGGCATGGGCTGCACTATACGGCCCTGCCGACGCCGTATGTGTTTGGTCTGACTGAAGATCAGCAGCTCAAGATCGGCTCCGGCACGGCCTGGACCGGCGGCGATTCCGATGTCAAGATCGGGATGCTCGAGTTCTCAGGCGCCGGGCTGGGCACGCTCAAGGATGCAATCGAGAGCAGCGTCGGCTACATGGCTTCCCTCGGCGCCCGACTCATCGAGGCAGAGAAGAACGCCGCCGAGACTGCGGAGACGCACCGGCTGCGGCAGGGCCGGGAGCAGGCGACGGTCGCCGGCACGGTACAGGCGTGCAACGCCGGCCTGTCGCAGACCGTGACGATGATGCTCAACCTCTCGGGCGTTACCGGCGAGGCCCTCGTGCGGTGCAACACCGACCTGATCGACGCCAGGCTCACGCCTGACGAACTGCGCGTGATGCTCGAGGCGCTGCAGACCGGCGCGATGGCATACGACACTTTCTATCACAATTTGCAGCGGGGAGAGATCACCCGGCCCGGGATCACCTCGGCAGAGGAACGCCAGCAGATCGCGGCGACGACGGGGTTGGCATTGCCCCCGGTGCTGGACGAAGAATGACGGAAACGGATAGATGGTGGCCGACACAAGAGTCCTCGAGGCGGCAGCAGACCGGCAGCCCTCGCCCCACGATCACGCTGTATTCGCGGCGGCCCAGAAAGCCATCGAGCACCGTGAGGATCTGGCGCGGGGGCTGGGGTTTCTCGCTGGCGTGGCGGCGACCCTGATTGTCGGCATTGGGGTCGTTCTGCTGATGAGGCTGGCTGGTGGCTGATACGAAGGCCCTCGAGGCGTCCCTCACGTCACGCGACGTGTCCCTGCTGCGCGTTCAGGCCGGCGTGACCCGCAGGGCGATCCGTGACGTGCGGGATCTCGAGAAGGTGGCGGTGTCCCTGCTCCGCAGGATTGACCCTGCAGACCCAACGCGCCGGGGGGATCAGCTCAACCGGGTCACCCGGATCGGGGCAGAGTTCGCAGAGGAGGCGAGGGCGACATATCGACGGATCACGCGCCGGTTTCTCGGCACCCAGGCAGATATTGTAGGGGACGAGAGCGTCGAGGCGGTACGCCTGGCT